TCATCTCTCTTTGGTTTTAAATGTTTTATCAAAATATTCTTCTGCTCTATGTGGGTGTATCGGTATATCTTGACCTCCCTCCCAATAAGCATCCATAATCACCTCTTTCTCTTTCTCAAGCATTGATTGTGCTTTTGCTAAGTCAATAATATAATCAACTGCCAACGATTCAAGTAATCTTCCTTCTTCGGAAAGTTCTCTTGAGCGTTGAATTGCTTGGTCAATTAACTCTTGTATTGGTGTTGTTTTCATCTCTCTTTGGTGTTAAATGTTATTGGGGGTTATGCACCATAAATCACAACCTTATCAAAGCTTAATCCACCCCAGTATCTAATTATGATACTTTTCCTTTTTGTAGCAAATTCAACACTTGGGTATTTGCATTTTAAATCAAATAATATTTTCATCTCTCTTTGGTTTTAAGGAACATCTTCCTGTTCTACAATGATAGAGATATTCTTATACCCCATATCCATTAATCGCTCTCTACATTCTCTAGCATCCTCAATAGTATCAAAGATGTACTGAATGGCTTTTGTCCTTATTACTTTGAATATCATAACTCTCCTACAATTGTATAGTTATTAACCATCTCTTGTATCTCCTCCAGAGGTCTGTTCTCAAAGAACTCGTGATACTGCTGAAGGGCATACAATACTTTCTCCTCACCTTTATTGTAGAAGTCCTCACTTACCGTGTACACCCCTACATCACAACTTAGCTTGTCTATCACCAAGAACTTAAACTTAGTGTAGTCAACATTGAATAGTCTACAATAGATGTACACTTGAACATCATAAGAATATTTATGTCTTGCGGAGAAGACAAAGTTTCTCAAGTCACTTGTTGTTTTAAGGTCAATGATAGTACCATCGTTCTTTAGGATATCTGCCTTTGCTCTAAAGGGATATCCCTCTATAGTATCATCTACTGCACCAACCTCAAAGGTAGAGTCTCTTAATAGTTCTACTGCTTGATGGTTCTTGAATAGTGCCTCAGTAAGTTTCTCTGCTTTCTGCTTTTCCTTTTGGGTAAACAACATATGGGCAGGATACTCAGCTTTCATCTCTCTCCACTTCTTAGTGTTCTTAGTGGTGACATCAGCGAATACGAGGTCGTTGATCTTATGAGGTTCTAACACCATCATATGAATAAGCCTACCATCTATGAGAGCTTGGCTATTTGTCTCCTCACCGTACTGCATAAGATTGTAGTAGGTTCTTGGAGAGTCCAGAAGTTTCTTAATGTTGCTACTACTGAATGCTACCTTACCTAAGTAGCCGTAGTAGAAGTCATCGTTGGCTGCTTGTTCTACGAGCCAATCTTGTTTGTGTTGCTCACCGTTGAGCATTGTAATTAACTTTGACATAGGTATAATTGTTTATCGGGTTAACCCCATTCCTTGAATAAAGCGTTGACCTTTGTCGTGATCAATGCTCTTGATTAATCTATAAATGAAAGCAGATGCTCTGCGTATAGATAGCATCTCTGCCTTGCTTGTTTCACTCCCTGTGTTTTGATACATCTGTGCATCTATGTGTAGGAGTTGGTCAATCGCCTCTTTGTCGCTTAACGCTTCTTCAAAAACCACTTGGGCTTGTAGGATTGCTTGACTATGTGTCATCATCTCTGGTAATTTATTTGGTTCTCAATATAGTCATCTTCTTCTATATCCTCACAAGAGCAATCGTAATACTCTTCAATAAGACAACCACCACAACACTCACAAGTAGCATCTTGATAGTATTGGTGACTTGCTAACTCTCTATCCAGATAATCCATTATTTATCTTTATTTAATTCATCCAAATAAACTTCTTTTGATAGGGAAATTAGGTCATCTGTAGTAATCTTACATTTACCATAACGCAAAATACTATCCTTAACCCACTCGCCTAAGTGTTTGATAATGTCTCTTTGGTCATCTTCATCCCCGCCAAAGTACCATTCTAAAAACTTTTGCTCATCCATTATACAGGTAGATTAAAAAGTGATTCAACAAATTCATAGAAAGCTACCATAGCGAATACTGCAAGGGTAACTAATAGGTAACAAGTACCTCCGTAGATGATGTTCTCTTTAGTAGTGAACTTACTCTTTGACATAATAATAGTGTTTTGATTTGTGCTAATATAAACAAAATTCCTAACACTTTACAAAATTATTTTTATGCATTAGCATAAGGTAGAACATTATAAGATGGGCATCTCTTTAAATCATCTAACCACAACCTGCTGATAACATCTAACCTATCCTTGCGTTGGTAGTATTTCCTATCCGCATCTTTCTTATCTACAAATACAGGATCAACAATACTCTCAGCGAGTGAGGCGAGTTCTTCACGAAGTACCATAACAAAGCCACATACCTCTGGAAGTTCAAAAGCAATCCAATCGGCTTTACCATACATCCAACCATCATTGCCTCTAACATTCTTAAACTCTACCCATATTACTTTAGGGTGATTGCCTCCTTTAACATCTACCGATACGGTACTTCTACTTCCACGAGTAACATAGTAGTCTATATGTAAATGGATGTCTTCATCTCTTGAGGATTTCTTGGTTTCATATCCTCGTTGTATACAAGCAGCTACAAACTTGTCTTCACTCCTTGTACCTTCCTTACGAGAATAACCCCACCTACCTTTACTAACTGAACTCATTAAGGTTTGTCTCTTTGATTAACTGCTCACCATCGTAGAAGTAGAAAACCCCAGAATCGTAAGTAACCCTAATACCATCAAAAGAACCACTAATGTCAAAGCGATACTTCTCGTTTCCGAATCTTGTAGCAATACCTTTACTCTCTTCATATTCTAAAACCTTATGACCTTGAGAGGTCAACCAAGCTAATAGTAACTTACTCAGTTTCGTATTGGTCATACATTTTTCTTAACTCATCTATATGCCTCTTCCATTCTCTTGGGTTACAAGTACAAGGGATATAGAACTTGTGTTGGAATATCCTTGAGTGGATTCTTGATAGTTGCTCGTGGTAACGAGGTCTTAACTCCCTACCCTTGAACTCTGCAAAGAACTCCTTCAGGTAATTGTACTCACTCTCCTCTAAGCATAGAGGTTGAGTCTTCTTAGGGAACAACTTGTTGAGCTTTTCTTTCCTTGCATCACAACCACAGTCTATACCTGTGAGTTCAGCAAAGGTGTCTACTACCTTCTTGATTCCTGTAGCTTTAGTGATTTTCTCAATATCATCACCTAAACCTTTAGATTCTTTCGCTTTCACCGTTCTGGTAGTCTTCGTAGTCTTCTTTGATTTTTTCGTGGACATACTCTTTAGATTTTCTTAGTGTATCAAAAATGGAGAAGAGGCTTATGCCTGTTTCCTTCTCTATATCTCTCATTGACATATTGGTGGTATGGTATATTTCAAACATCTTATGGTCGTACCAATGTTGGTCTTTCATAATATCCCAAACCTTGTCAATTATCTTTTCAAAGCCTTGTGCTTGGATAAGGTCGTACTCTTCCTCTGCAATATCGTACTCAACCATATCACCTGTGTATACCATCAAGTCTTTCTTGTTTTGGAAGGTGCGAACCATATTCCGAAGGGTAACCCATATGAAGAGCTTGTTGGGTTGGTTCTTGTACATTATACGCTCTGGCTTGTCTATGTACTTATTCAAGCGTATGTACATCTCTTGCACGATGTCTTCAGCGTAGTCTCCTGCGCCAAACTTGTGTGCCATCTTTAGCCACTCCTTGTGATAATCAGCAAGTAAGTGTAGTAGATTCATTGCTCTTCTCTTTCAGTAGCCCAAGTAATTATAATAGCAAAAATCCCAAAGCACAACTGCAAAGAGTGGTACTTGGGATTCTCATAGTCATCATCTAACTCGGAGTTCCAATAGTTTACTCCAAGTAATAATCCGTATAAGGGTGCTATGTCAATCGCTAAGTTCATATTGTTTTAGGCGGTTAATCTCTTCATCCCTAATATACAACTCTTTACGAGCTTTTATCAAATCTTCCCTAACATTTATTAACCTTTCCCTCAATTTAGCATTCTCTTTACGCAAAGACATCTCCTCACTCTGCTCTTCATCGTTGCGTATCTTATCAATAATATCACAACTCTGGTTATAGTAACTAAGGTATTGCTTGTCAAACTTGATGTTAGTATCGTGGTTCTTCCAAGCCCATATCACCGTAGCGTGGTTCTTCTTCATCACTCTCGCTATCTGCAAGGTGTTGTAGATGTCTCTCGCTGCAACCATAAAGGCAAACCTTGCCATCACATTTCTATGCTCTCGGTTAGGGTTGATCTTGTTGAAGATGACATAGTTGTCATACTCTTCCTGTAGGTGTAATTCGTTTGCAATCATTTTAGGTGTTCGTTTAAATTATCTAATCGTTTTTCGTATTCAGTAACCTTAGAGGATAGATGCCTTATGGTGAGCTTCAAGTCTGCGTTCTTCGCTTCTGCCTCCCAGACCTTTTGTTGTACATCCTCAACCATATCTATAGCACTATTGATAGCACCATAGATAGACATAAGGTCAAGGAATATATCCATCTCATAATCATTGTTTAGGTCTTGAGGTTTTAGTGCGTTAGCTATCTGCATTAGGTCGGAGTTCTTTTGTCTCAACCAAAGCAATGCTATGCTTTTACTACCTCCCCTTACATATTGGTAATCTTCTTGTAAGTCATCCATCTAAAAAGGCATTTGTCCTTGTTCTTTTTCTTTCTTGCTAATGAGATTCTCTCCGTGTATCTCAAAGCCTACATTATTTGGTAAGCTACGAAATTTTACAGGCTCATCCAAAGGTGTAGGTCTACCTCCTGTTTCTACCTCTTTTACCTTAGAGATAATAATGTGGTTGTACATCCATTCGGTAGGGTGAGATTTATAACGATGTATCACTATAAAGTCATCGGCACGGTTCACCCACTTACCCCCCGACTCAATATCTGCTGCGCTTGGTGGTATAGGCATACCTGCATACTCGTGTCCTTGTGGGTGTTTCATACGCAAGGCAGAAGTAACTGCGTGAGCGCATAGCCATATACTTACATTGTGTTGCTTTGCCCAATTCCTAAAGTGGGTAGCCACCTCATAATCGTACTCGTGACCTCCAAGTGTTTTGTACATCTCCTTGTCCTTTGCTAACGAGTTGTAAGGATCAATCATAAAACCATCAAAGCCTTCTTCGTGGTAGATGTCTGTAGCCTCCTCTAACAACTCAGCATAGGTGTACATCTTCTTATCCGTATCAATAATAACAAAGTATCGTTGAATAAGGTCTTGAGCCATCATAAACTCATCCTCTTCTATTTGGTTTATAGGCTTACCCAAGAAGAACTCGCTAACCTTTTTAATGAGAGATACAGGTGTGTTCTCGGAACTAAACACCAACCACCTCAAATCATTTCTTATTGCTTGTAGCAACATTAGATATAAGGTGACTGAAGTCTTACCCACATTAGCGTGTCCCAGAACTACATTAAAGTTTCCTCGTTTAAATCGGAGGTATTGGTCAAGATTCCATTGACCGAACTTGATGCCTTCTTCAACCTTGCCCATTCGGACATCATCAAGTTTACCGAACACATCGGCATAAGATATTTTTGACATAGTGTTTCAAGAGTTAAAAAGGGAGCGCAATGCGCCCCCTTCAAATATAGGTATCTTTTTAGAATGGCAAATCAGCATCATCCACAAATTGTGGTTCTGCTTTTGGTTGGGCTTTACGCTCTAAATTAGCTTTTGCTTGTTCAAGCGATTGTCCTTCCTGCCTTCCTGCAAAGTGTTGCTCTTGAGATGTTTGAAGCTCCGCTTTCTTCATCACCCAATCAGCAAAGGTCTGTGCATTAGCAATAACTTGTTGAGGTGTACCACCTAACTCTGCTGCTGCTTTTAATGCCGTTTGTCTAATAATTATCTCATCCTTTGATGAATGAGCAGTAGTCTTACCAGATGCACTACCATTAGAAGATGGTGTTACATTTGCAAACTGAGGGTTTACAGGCTTAACCGTGTAGTAGGTTTTACCTTGATACTCTCTTCCAATGTATTCGTAAGTAGCCTCTTCACCTACTACAAACTTTGTTTGATCTTGAGACTTGGAATTGTACTTCCCATTGTCTCCGTTCTCAAATGTTACATAGAACCCATATAGAGTTCCGTACTGCCCTTCGTAGGGCTGACCTGCGGACTTGATGTCCTTAACGACTGATGCTTTAGTCATATCTATTTAATTTAGTTAATAGTTCAAAGTTAATAAAAATGTTTGTTACTGAAACAAGGGATACAATTTATTTGCAATCGCTTGTACCACATCTACGGTGACTGCGTTACCACATTGTTTATAGCGTTGGGTGTTGCTCATCTTCTTTACTTCCCCATCGTAATTACCGTACTCGGTATGGTTATCGGGAAAGCCTTGTAGCCTCTCGCACTCTATAGGCGTTAGTCTTCGTATGCGGTAGTCTTGTACAAATTGGTCAGTATTACCTCCACCACCACTTGAGGAATGTATAGTATTTGCTAAATCTTTTTTATGATAGTTTAAAACTTCTCCAGTTTTACTACATCTTGAATAGCCTAATAGCGTTTGGTTTTCTTTTATGTCTTGGTAAGTATTCTCTCTTGGCTTTTCTCCGATAGGAAAAACTCCTCGCCAATCTCCGTTGGTGGTTGTAGAATATCCGACAAGGTATATCCGCTCTCTATTTTGGGGTAAAAACCAACTTGTATTAAGCAGTTGCCACTCAAGTCTATAACCCCCAATGTTGGCAAAGGCTTGGATAATTGCCCAAAAGTCTGCGCCATTGTTTGAGGAGAATGTTCCCTTAACATTTTCCCAGATAAATACACGAGGTCTGCACTCGTGAACGAGTCTAATTGCTTCCGTGATAAGAGAACTTCTTTCTCCTTCCATCCCTTTTCTTTTTCCAGCCAATGAGAAATCTTGGCAAGGACTTCCGAAAGTGATGAGGTCAATTCTTGGGAGGTCTTCTCCCCGAACATCTGTAACTGATCCGACATAGGTGCTATCTTTAAATTGGTTCTTATATACTGCTACTGCGTGTTTATCAACTTCACTAAAGTAGCTATTGACTTTATACCCTGCTCTCTCAAATCCAAGATGAAAACCTCCGATACCTGAGAACAAGTCTAATTGATTAATCTCTTGCATATGCATCTCTTAGTCTAACTTCAACTTCACAATAATTCTTTTCAACCGTAGAGTCAAAAACGATAGTGAGCTTGTTATAATGTTTAGGAGAGTCATCAGCAATCCATTCGTTAGCAACGAGAGTATCAGCAACGAATTTTGAAACAAGTACATTGTTGTCCACATCGGTACGAGCATTGTACCTAATAAAGATAGACATACCCTTTGCAATATGGTGGTCGTAACGAGCCAATTCTTTTTCAATGATTTTTTTATACTCATCTTTCTTCTTTTTTCTAAATGTCCAATGCTTACCTGCGTATAGCGTATTAAGACTTACGGTCTTCGGTAGTTTGAGGTGTAGGGTTAAAAGTTTCTTCATACTGCAATTCTATTTCTAAGTGATGGATCGCTTTACGCAAGTCTTGAGCTTTAGGATTGTTCTCTTTCTTACCTGCTCTAAGTAGGTAGGCGATAGCTACACCAATGTTATACGAATCTCTTGCAAAGTCCATACACACATCAAAGGCTTCAATGCCTTTATACTTTCCGTGATAATAAGGAGGTGTCAATTTCTTGTTGGTGGTACTTGGCGAGTCTTGACTCACTTCTTGCTCCCCAGACCTTTCGGTCATCGTAGAATCCAAAGTGTAGGTAAAAGTGGTCTTGCTTGGTGATTTCGTTGATTTCATATGTTTCTGGATACTCGGATACACTATATCTCGGTTTGTGTTTCATTAAGATTATCTCTCTTTGGTTTTATTAGTAGTTAGTCACAATGTTCGGTAGCGGGTTCTATTATAAGTTCCGCTAATTTATGTGCTTCTTTTTTGTTCAAATGAAGCCTATAAGAGTCTTTTGGTTCATCTCTTTCACTAATCTCTATGACTATATCAGTCATCTCTTCATTTGGCTTTATTGCCACTTTTTGGTCTACTTCTGTATACATTATTCTTTCTGTCCAAACATCCATCATCTCTCTTTGGTGTTAAAGGTTTTTCTTGTAAGCGTTAAACATTGCTAAGACACTATCAGCATCTATCTCCCTACGAGAGAAGTCTCTAATGATGAAGTTCTTTAAATGATTGAGTTCTGTCTCAAGAGCTTCAACTCTTGCTTCACACAGGTCTAAGTATTGGTCTTTAAATGATGACATAGGATTAATTGTTATTGGATTCGTAAGTAGCTACTATAATTTTTATTGCTTTTGGGTTAAGGTTATCGCATAACCAAAAGATTTGGTCTTTGGCATTATATGCATTTACCCATTCAGCATACCACTCAAATATCTCCTGTAGTTGTTCTGGTGTTTTATCCACTTTATAAATGTTTTGTAGGTTTTTTTAATTGTTTTTTATAATCCTTGTACAAAATAGCAACTGCGCCATCTGTAACGCTTTTGTTGTTCTCTAACTTCTCAAAGATTTCAAGTGCTGAGATCATATCATTTGCTTTGATAATCCATCTACACACATTGTCAAATGATATTATTGCGTATTGATTCATTTAAGGTTGTTTTGATTTAGTACGAATGTACACAAAATTATTTACATACAACAAAGAGATAAAAAAAAAGAGGCGAGTGCCTCTATATATAAT